TATTTTATCACATTAACAATTGACGACAAATCATATAGCGAATTATCAAACACATATAATATTACAGATAACAACGAAATAGCAACAAAAGCAATTAGATTATGTTTAGAAAGAATCAGAAAACAAACAAGTAAATCTATTAAACACTGGTTTATAACAGAATTAGGACACCAAAAAACAGAAAGATTGCATCTACACGGAATAGTTTGGGGTATTGGAACTGACAAACTAATTACAGACAAATGGAATTACGGAATAACATTCACAGGTTTTTTCGTAAATGAAAAAACAATACAATATATAACCAAATATATGACCAAAATCGATGAACAACACAAAGATTTCATAGGGAAAGTACTATGCTCCAAAGGAATAGGAAAAGGTTATACAGAGCGTACAGACGCAAACAAACATAAATATAAAAAAGGAGAAACAATAGAAACTTACAGATTAAGAAACGGAGCAAAAATAAATCTACCTGTGTATTATAGAAATCAATTATTTTCAGAGAAAGAAAGAGAACAATTATTTATTGACAAAATAGAAAAAGGAATCATTTATATATTAGGACAACCTGTACATAGGGATAACGAAAAATATTATCTACAAATATTAGAAGAAGGAAGAAAAACAGAGCGTAAACTATATGGATATAATTTACAAAATTGGGAACAGCAAAAATACTTATCAAGATTAAGGAGACAAAAGAAAAAACAAGATAAAGAATTACAACAATTAGAAACATATTGGGCAATAAATCGTGCAAAAAAATATACATCATTAGATGAATGTCCATTTTAATAATTATATTTTGGGCGACCAGGCGGGCTATCCGGCCCAAACATATCTCCGCTATGCTCCGATACTCGCCTACTATCCCTGTCGCACGCAACAAAGTTGCTATTAATTTGCGCTCCGCGCAGGTTTTAGGGGTATATAGGGAGGGATAGACAGCGATAAATTAAAGGACAGAATCCTTAAGGAACAGTTTTATATAAGGGCGTGCACCCGGCAAAAGCCGTGGTGTGCGCCTTTAGCGATATCAAGGTGCTAGACGCTAAGGAGGGCTACGCGCCCTCTATTGCACCATCAGCGCTCAAACGGCGCGCATCCTTACTATGCAGTGTGTTAAATAAATGTTAAAGGTAACAAGAAAATTTGCAGAATCAAAAAAAACACGCATATTTGTAGTGTAATAAAAAACTAGGAGGTAAATATGTTAATAACAAGAACAAAAGTGCGTGGATTCAAAGCAGTAACCAACAAAAATATACCAGCACGTATCGCAACAAGACACTACTTCGCATATCAAGAAGTAGAAGGAAGAGAATTAAAAATAATAACAACAAAAAAAACTTTTTAATTATGGCAGCAACAAAATTTACAGCAATCTACGTAAACAACGAAGGTAAAATCATCGAAAGAGAAATTCCAGGTATGAACACTTACAAAATAGCAGAAAAATTTGCTATAATATTAAACGAACCGGAAGAAACAAAATTAGTAGGAGTAATAGAAACATGGAAAATGTATCCTAATAATTATGAAAAAACCAAAAAAGAAAACAATTTGGGTAGTGAAAAATAAAACATTTACTACATTTAAGGCGTTCAAAACATATGCCTGGTTTAATATGATACCGGGAGAATGTACAAACGGGTTCGAAATATTCGAAGATACGGTAATTAAAGAATACAATTTAAATAGAAAAGAAAGGAGGTTAATAATAGAAAAAATTTATGACGAAGAAGAAGAAAAAATCAAAAAAATTAATATTCAACAACTTAAATTATTTTAAAATGAAAGTTACAGGTAATCAATGGATAGAAATTATCCGGGCAATCTCAACGGCAATTATAGCAGTAATCACAACGTTATATGTGCAAAGTTGTACAATGAGTTTGAGCGTAGCAAAAAACAACAACAACGCTAGTCAAAAAACCGAACAAACGTCAACTTCAAGTATTGACAGTACAAAAATTAGTATTAATCCTAAAATGTAAAAAATTATGGCTAATCTTAAAGAAGCATTCGTAATCCGGCCAGCGGATACAGAAGAAAAAGAGTATATAATTACCATTGGTAACCATCTGGCAACAGAAGAAAAATTTAAATCAAGAGCAGCCGCTCAAAGAGAAATCAACAAAACAAACTGGAATCTGGTAAGTGCACTAGTATACGCACTTAAGGAAGCAGACCAGTGGGCGGAAAAAAACAAAGAATTATTAAACGAAAATAAAGAAACGGAGGAATAATATGAGTATTCAAAAAAACATTGGTAAAAATACCATAGGCGATAATAAAAAAATGGAGGTAGACTTGAGAACCTATAACAGGTCAACTCATAACCTATCTACAATTGTAAGAAATACACAATCAGCCGGAACATTAGTGCCAACATTGACACTAATAATGCAAAAAGATGACACATTTGAAATCAACATTGAATCAAGCGTATTAACACATCCGACAACCGGACCGTTATACGGATCGTTCAAATTAGAAAATCACTTATTTTTCATACCATTCAGACTTTACAACAGTTGGCTACACAACAACAGGATAGGCATAGGCTTAAATATGAGCCAAATCAAATTACCACAATTAAAAGTAAATCTAAAAAAATTTATGGACCAACCGGGTGAAGATAATCTACAATGGTCACAAGTAAACCCTAGTTGCCTATTATCATACCTAGGTATTAAGGGTTACGGAGGTTTTAAAACAGGCGTAACAACAACAGTTGCAAGTAAAAATGCAGTAAAATTACTAGGATATTGGGATATATTCAAAAATTACTATGCTAACAAACAAGAAAAAATAGCATATTTTATCGGAAGCAATGACCCAATAGAAGCAACTATTAACACAACTCCAGTAATAAACCCGAACAATATTAATCAAGCGGAAGGTACAGTAAAAGTTAACGCGACAATTAAAATCAATGACCCAAGCAAAATTTATACAGAAAATAATGTAAAATTATGGATAACACAAAAAATTGGACATTCACCGGTACAAATGACAGCGGGGGAAATAGGCTCAACAAATTGGGCAGAGAATAAATTTACCATAACACTAGACAGTATACCAACGGGGGAAACGTGGTGGATACGTTCAATACAATCAACAGAACAACAAGCACTAACAACATTCAGCCTAGACGAAATAGACAAAATGAGAGACGAAATACTAGCAACAGCGGGAAACGTAACATACGAGCTAGCAGGAAATGAAAGCGAAGAAATAACTATGAAAAAAATGTTCGGTGAAAGAGGAATAAACCAAAAATTAAAAAGCACAAGACCTCAATACGGACTACTATTAAGAACCTACAACAGCGACCTATACCAAAATTGGATAAACACCGAATGGATAGAAGGCGCAAACGGAATCAATGAAATATCATCCGTAGACGTAACAGATGGTAAACTATCAATAGACGCTCTAAATTTAGCGCAAAAAGTTTACAATATGTTAAATAGAATTGCAGTAAGCGGAGGAACATACAGGGACTGGCTAGAAACGGTATACGCAAGCGGAAAATACCTAGAGAGATGCGAAACACCTACATTCGAAGGAGGAACAAGTCAAGAAATTGTATTTCAAGAAGTAGTCAGTAACTCAGCGACAGAAGACGAACCGCTAGGAACGTTAGCAGGAAGAGGCATAAACGCTGGCAAACAAAAAGGCGGAAAAATCAAAATCAGAGCAACAGAACCGGGCTACATAATGTCAATAACAAGCATTACACCTAGAATCGATTACAGCCAAGGAAATGATTTTGATACAGATTGGGAAACAATCGATGATATGCACAAACCAGCACTAGACGGTATAGGATACCAAGACAGCGTAAATACAGGGCGAGCATGGTGGGATGATACATACATAAATTCAGTAGGTACACTCCAAAAACATGCAGCAGGAAAAACAGTAGCCTGGATAGATTACATGACAAATGTAAATAGAACATACGGAAACTTTGCATCCGGCATGAGCGAGGCATTTATGGTGCTAAACAGAAACTACCAAATGAAAATAGGAACAGACGGAAATACACTGATAGATGATTTAACAACATACATCGACCCAGTAAAATATAATTATATTTTCGCTGATACAAGTATCGACGCAATGAATTTCTGGGTGCAAATTAAATATGACATCACAGCGAGAAGATTAATGAGTGCAAAACAAATTCCAAATTTATAAACCATGAAATACGGAAAAATAAAAACAACATCAGGAAGGTTACAAAGCGTAGAAATCTACGAAGGAGAAACCATAGAACAAAAAGTAAACAGAATCGTGAACAATAACGAACCGATTACAGACGGTGCGCCAATTATATTCACAGAGCGTAAAGATGGAGTATTACCAGAATATGACATACGTACAGACAGATGGGACATCGCCATTACAGCAATGGATAAAGTAAATACTGATAGAATCGCGAGACGTGAAAATAAAGTAGACGTAAAAGACGTGCCAGAAAAAAAAGACGGATCACCAAGCGAAAACTAATAGGCAAAGCCTAGTCACTGTACGCGAAACGCTACATGACTTTTGTAAAAAGTAATGTATGTCAGTACGCGTACAGTATATTATATCAAGTATATAGTAAGACGCTTTTAAAAAAAGCGCGAAAAATGTAAATTAAAATTGAAAGAATATGTTAGGAGGAATAATAGCAGCAGCAACTTCAGCAATTGGAAGCCAAATTAAAGGAATCGAGGCAAGAGATGCAGAAGATAGAGCTTATACCAAACAAAAAGAGCTAATGCAAGACCAATACGATTATAATAACAAGATGGCAGAAGAAAATCAAAGAAGAGACAAGGAAATGTGGAACTATACAAACTTTGAAAACCAAAAACAACACCTATTAAATGCAAATTTATCACCCGGGCTATTTTACGGTGGAGGTGGAGCAGGCGGAGCATCTACAAGCGGAGGTCAAGGACAAGGCATAGGACTAGGAAGTGAAACAGGAGTAGGATATAGAATCCAAGAAAAAGCACTAGGACTACAACTAGCAAACACAGTATCTCAAATCGCATTAAATGAAAGCCAGGCTAACAAAAACAATGCAGAAGCCGAAAAAATTGCAGGAGCAGACACCAAAGTAGCCGAAAAAGAAGCGGAAATGTTAGAATCTCAAAGCGAATTTAATAAAAGAATTACCAAGTTACAAGACAGTATCGAAAAACTGACAAATGCACAAGAGCAAAAAACAGCCGCAGAATATTTTTATATTCAAGCACAGGAGAAGAAGGTATGGGAAGAAGTACGGGAACAAGTTGTAAAAGCCGACGTAGCGGAAAAAACAAAAGAAGCCATGATACGTAAAACAACCCTAGAAAACTTTAACCTCATACAATCAGGTATTGAATCAATAACAAGACAAAAGCTTAACAGTGAACAAATAAATTACCTTAAAGGTCAAATTGCAATAGGTTGGGCCAACGTAGCAATAGGTGAAAAATCAGTAGCAAACGAAAGCGACAGAATCGCCAACGAGCTGATGATAGGAATGAGAGACCTAGACAGAAAAGACCGTGAACTTATCAAAAATTGGATATATGAAGGAATCCACGCAGGAAAAGAAATAAGCGGTGAAATCCTCAATTGGTTAATGAAAGGTGCACCTAAAACAATAGCGGAAGTAACCGGAAGAATTGAAGAAATGTTTGATAGCGAAGGAAAACAAATCGGATCAAAAACAATACAACAAACCGTAACAAAAACAGCAGAATAATGTGCCTATATCCAAAACTCATAAAAAACAGGCGGTATGTACCAAATAAAAAGAATGGAGGCGTACCGCCTCAATGTCCGGACGAAAGACTACTATACGTAACCGCGGCATGTGGCAAATGTATGGAATGCAGAAAACAAATACAAAGACAATGGCTAGTTAGAATGAGTGAAGAATTAAGACAAGAACCAAACGCGTATTTTATCACATTAACAATTGACGACAAATCATATAGCGAATTATCAAACACATATAATATTACAGATAACAACGAAATAGCAACAAAAGCAATTAGATTATGTTTAGAAAGAATCAGAAAACAAA